TGGCAACCTGTTTTAGCAGTACCGTAGATTGTTCTTACAACTTCACGGTTGATTTCAGCAAGAATTTCAGCAGACAAGATGTTTGCTAATTCTGTTTCTGCATCTAAACCATGAACTGCTTTAAGGTCTTGTGCTAATTCAATTGAGTATTCTGCTTTTAATGCTCTTGTTTTAGCAGTAACAGTTACTTTTTCAATTGAGAATGCCATTTCTTGGAATGTTAAATCTTCAGCAGTAGCTGTTGCTAATGCTGTGCAAGCTGCAGCGTTACCAACAAATGTGTTAGCAGTAGAAGCGCCAACTGCAAGAGTTGTTTGAGCGCCAGCAACACCACCAAAACCTGTGTTAGCTTCATTGAAGAATGCTTCTGTTGCGCCTGCGGTCACATTAGATGTGCTATATGCTGAACGCATAGCGAAGATTAAACCAGTTGGGCCTGTCATTGGTTGAACACCACATACATCGTATGCGATTAAGTTCGGTAATGAACGGCGAACTAAACTGATTAAGATTGGATCAAAACCGGCAACTGGACCACCAGCAGCAGCGCCGCCACCAAAACCGCCTGTACCAGCAGAGTTAGCAGGTGCTGTTTCTTGTAACATTTGACCAGATTTCTGCATTTCTACAGCTTGGTTTTCAAGAATAACAGCAGTTACAGCCTTACGATAAGGGTCTTTAATTGCAGGTAAGTCAGGATGGTCAAGAACACCTTCCCACTTTTTCTGTAATGATTCGGACAAATACATTTTTTATCTCCTAGATAATTACTATTTAAATTTTTGTTTTACTAATTGCGTTTGATACTGCAGCTACAAATGGGTCATTGATGACTTTCTTTTCGCCTTCAGCATCTTCAACTTGTTCGTTGAGTTGTGATTCATCTGCTTTTTTAATACCAGATGGGAAATAATTCTCACGGATTGTTTCAAGTTTGTTTTTGTATTCGTCCTCTGTGGAGAATTCAACACTCTCTGCGAGTGATTTGATTTTTTCAACTTGAGTTGATATGAGACCTTCACATACTTCACGAGTTACTTCATTTTTGCGTGATTCAACAAGAGCTTTTTTAAACTCTACACCACGCTCAATTTCTTCGTTTAACTTAGCTTCAAGTTCTTCAACTTGGCCAGCTAATTCGTCAACGAGGTCAACTTTTTCAGCAGGAACATCAATATAGTGTTCTGCAAATAGATTGCGTAAACCTGCGATGAAGTCGTCTGTTAATTCTGAGCGTAAGCCAGATTCAATAGCGATTTCATTGTCTGCCATCCATTGTTCAACAACATAAGAAAGGTAATCATCTACTTTTTCTGTTAAGTCGTTACGAACAGATGTGATTGCTTCTTCAAGCATACCAGCATATTCACTTTCAATTTCTTCTTGAATTTGTGAAATACGGTCTTGAACACGAGCTTCAAAAATTGTAGAAACTTTAGATTTGAAATCTTCAGAAATTGTAGAATCGTCTGCAAAAAGGGCATCAATGTCCTCTTTCATTTTCTTCTTCATTTCATCTTTCTTATCCATATGAGAAGTTTCAGCAATTACTTCTGCATCTTCTTCTTCAGTTTCTTCTTGTTTTGGTGAAGCATCTGACGGTTTAGTTTTTGGATCTTCTGCCTTTTTAGCAGATTTGGAACCATCAACTTTATATTTGTCATAGATATCGCCGCCAGCTTTATTAGCGCCTATATCTTGTTTTGGGCCACCTAGGTCTACGACCTCTGCGTCCATTTTGTGCATTGGTTCAGCAGGTGCGTTTTGTTTGCTTGATGCAAGGGCTTCAGCAGCTGCTTCCATGAGTTTATTTGTTGCCATTAGGAATCTCCTTATGATTTCTTATTTATAAAATTAAAGTTTTCTGAGGTAATTTTCAAACAGTTTTAAGGCTACTTCTTCAATTTGTTTTGAAGATGCCTTACGAATTTGCGTTTTTGCACGGTCAAAGTCAGCTTCCACAAACTTGCCTTCAATAAACATCCATTCTTTATTTTCCATGATACCATTTACAAAGGCGCCTGGCGCTGATGGATCCGCAACAATGTCTGCCGCTGTTGCTAATTTTAGGTCATCTTGGACAAGGTTATAACCTTCTTTAGTTGTAACTACTGAACCAAGAGCTCTTGAAGATACACCAATACTTACATCATTGTCAATAAAGTTTCTAACGATTTGACCATAAGGTGTTTCAAGGATCAGAGCTTTACCAATAAATGTATTGCCATCTTCCGATAGTGATACGATTTTGTGAGAAACTCTTTCAAGATTGATTGATGGTGTGTCAGGATGTCCTAACTCACCTAATGCACGATTCGTTTTAATATATTCTTCGTTGTAACGGTTTACCTCATTTCGGAGAGTATCCATTTTATACATTCTGTTATTACGATTAACAGTATCGCCAACAAGAAAAGTACCTTCAATATAAAGATGCTTCTTGCCGTTTTCAGAAGCCTCTGTGATATATTTTACATTTTCTACGGTTTCTCTAATAAGTTTCATTTTTAGAATCCAATTAATGAATTAGCGTAAGTTGTTTCTTTTGATACCTCTAATACTACTGTGCCACCGGTATTGACCGTAATTACAATAGATGAAGCGCTATTGTTTGCAATTGAATACCCATATTCATCAAGGCGCATTTCACCTGTACCGTGTAGAGAGGCGATTGGTACAGAATTTCGGACAATTTGAATATTGCCGTTTGTTGACCAATTTATTCTTTTAATATTTGCAGCTGTTACTGTTTCATTAGCATTTACTGATAAATTAGCTAAAGCAACCGTAGTTGTACCTGTCCCTTCAATACGAATAATTGAAGGACTTCTTATGGAGTTAATTAATTCAAATGGCATTTTATTTTAGTCCTAATCCGGCTCTTCTACGCATAGACATTTTTCGTTTGATTAATGTTCTGCGAAGCTTTGCTCTTCTAGTTGTTTTCCATGACCGTTTTAATAAACGGGCTTTCCTTAATCTTACTGTTGCAGGTATTCGTTTAACTGTATTACCAGAAATACGATAACCTTTTATACCTGAACGTCTTCTGTTCTTTTGAACAACAATTCGTCCTTTAGCATTTCTTCTTATTCTACGGCGAATCTTATTGATTCTGCCCATCTTAATGATGTTGGTATTACGGCGAGCAACCTCTTCAAGTTTCTCTACTTCTTCAAGTCTGTCTGCGGCTACATATCGCTTAGCACTTTCTGTGCGTTCTGCAACCATTTCATCAAGACGGTCAAATAATACTTTCTTTGCTTCGTCTAATTTATTTTGTAATATTAAATTAACAAAATCTAACACTACATTCTCTTTTGCGAAAATTCAGCTGCTTTTTGTAAATGTTGGCGTGACTTACCAACCATATCTTCAAACTTCTTTTTATTCTCATCGTTCAAATTTTTATGAACGGTAATAATTGCATGAGCAGTTTGCACATCAACCTTACTTGAAGTTCCATCGTTATGTTTTACCATACCAAGTTGATGATTATCTTTAATCTTTTGCAACTGTGCTATAGCATTTTCATTAATGCTATTTATACCGTTTTCCAAATCTTCTGCCTGTATGTTAGAATCAACACCAGGACCATAAGGAACACTAAAATATTTGTTAATTTTGTTGTTAAAATAGAGAGCAATTTTTTGGCCATTTGGATATAAACGAATGGCTTTTCTCTTTAATACTAATACAAAAGGCGGATCACTTGAATCTGGTGCCTCATTAATTTCTTCGTATTCTTCACGAACAGCTTGTCTTGTTTTTTGAAATAACTGTTTACTTGTAACCAAATCAGTCATTCTTAAAAAAAGCATTTGCATTAAAGCTCGGTCAGCTGGGTTGAAGGTTGGTTTCTCTTCGCCCATTTTGCCTAAAATACGATGAATTCTTTGTATTTGGGACCTGTTTGCTAATCCAGCTCGTACCAATGCGTCAAATTTGGAGTAATCTTGTTTCTCCTCTTCAACAATCGGGTTTTCTTTAAACTCTTTTAAAAGTTTCATACTTATGCTGGACTGTCTTCCGTATCTTGAACTTCAATATCGCTCATCTGGACACCATTGATTTCATTAGCATCCAAGACTTCAATATCTACTTGTTCTTCTTCTTGGTTTTGTTCTACACCACCAAAGGCTGATTTAGCAATTTCAATCTTACGATTTTCAAGTGCTTCAAAAGCTTTAGCAGATAAAATATCTGTGAGTGTTTCTTTAGCTTGGTTAGCTTCACCAGCTGCAAGTTGGTCAATAAATTGTGTTGTTTCCATAATTTTCTCCATTAGGCTTTATTTATGTTACTATACTTTTCAACATCAGCATCAAGCTGAGGTGTTTTTGAATCTTCACTACCACGTTCAGATGTGTTATCTTCTGGAGGATATTGGTCAGGTGAAACTTGTTCACCGCCTTGCATTGTTGGACCACCAGTTCCGTTATTGTCTTCTTGTTTAATTTCATTTTCCATCTGTTCAATATCTTCATCATTCATTTGAAGAATATTCTTACGAACCCATTTAGATGAATAATAACGACCAATATATGGGTCAACTGTCTGTAATAGATTTACTCTTTCACGGAGCAGTTCAGCATCACGCATTTCGGTAAAGTTATTATCTTTAAGGAAGTCGTAGTAAATAGCTTCTTTAAAATCTTCCCATTCTTCTGTGGTACAAATACCTTTGAGCACCAATTGAACACGAAGAGCTTGGTCAAAAATTTGAGAAAATTTGTTTCTTAACCTTTGAACAAATTTAGCAAACTTAACTTCATCTCGTGTTACTTCGGTTGTTCTACCTACACCAATCATACCACCTTGTTGTGGTTCTAATCTTGAAATAGGCACATTCAATGACTGTAATAACTTTTGACGGAAATACTTTACATCTTCTAACTCGCCAAGATTTTGACCAGCTGGTAATGTAGTAATTTCTGTTCCTTTACCACCTTCACGGCGAGGTAACCAGAAATCTTCAAGCATTGACATGTGCTTGCGGTCATCTCTTAATTCGCCCGTTTGAGCATCATAAACCATTTTGTTACGATATTTAACCATAACATCACGGAGATATTGTTCGGCTTTACCTTTTGGTAAATTACCCACATCAATATAAAATATGCGTCTTTCAGGTGCTCTTGATATACGGTAAATAACAATTGCATCCTCAATCATTCTTAATTGATTAAGTGGTTTAATTGCTTTATGTAAAAACGAAATAACGAATGTGTTTTTAGCATCCATTAAACCTGAATTTACATTGATAATAGATTCTGGTGCAATTCTCAACCCAGCATTTACGCTAGAAGTATAAGATTGTGTTGTTGTACCTTTATCATTATAAACAAAATACTCAGCGACAGAAGCGATAATCTGAGCGCCCGTTTTAGGGTCACGCTCTTTTTTAATTTCACGCACTTTACGAATCTTGCGTGGATCAATATATCTTAATTCTTTGATACCTTCTTTAGGTGACTTTTCATCAACAACTACATGAAAATTAATTCTGCCGTCAATGTACCAACGCTTGAACAAATCATCAGCCAGATTGCTAAAGTTAAGCATCTTCTGAATGTTATTGTATTCTTCAAGGATTTTCTTTTTAATAGATTCAGGCTGCTTGAGCTTATCTAAAACAATATTAGCTACTTTGCCTGTTTCATCATGGGTGATGGCTTCGTTGACAATATCGTCAATCGCCATTTCTAATTCGGGGTGGTTTGCCATCTCACGATAGCGTGTTACTAACTCAACTTCATTACGAACTGAACCTTCTAAATCTACATAAGTTCCATAGTGAGCATTAGAGGTGATGGTGACTGCACCATCATCCATAGCTTCTGTTGGAAGTGCAAAAGAAGGTTGCTCAGGTAATTGTGTTTGGACAATGTCCTTCTTACCTAAGGTAAACCCAAAGAGTTTTACTGCCATATTATATCATCCTATAAAAAAGAGAAAGGCCGAAGCCCTTCTCGTTACACTACACCAGTTTCAACTGATTCCCACCATTGGTAGGAAAGCGTTACTGTAAATTCTTCAATCGTATCATTAGCGCCCCAATCAACATCAATTGGAGACAAATCTGTTGGATATAAACCAACAAACTTATATCTTTTAAGTGTATTACCTGTTTTGCCAAATTGTCTTACATCACCATCAACTGTGTAACCAAGTGGTGCAAGTGCAAGCGGATTACGCACATTAAGATTGTGACTATTTATACCATTCATCCATCTTTCAAACGCGTTACGAATGATAAAGTCTTCATCGTTAATGACATTAATTGTCCAGTCTGCGAAGGTCCTATTGCCAGCAAATTTTAATTCACGACCAAAGTATTGAACAGGCACAGAACCGATAGTTGCACCGGGTAATTGTGCTGTTTTACACATGAAAGTTAATTTAGTTTGTGCATTTCCTGGTGCAGAGAACACGGGAAAAGGCATAGACACTTCAAACAGATTTGGACGAGCACCGTCACCAACCATTTGACTTCTAAATTCATTTACGGAAAAAGCCATTTTTTATATCTCCTGTTTCTCTATTTATTAAAACTTACCAACAACTTCGTCAAAGCTTACGCCTGTTCTTACTGCTACAAAGTTGAGTTGGATAAAGTTGATTGAACGAGCTGGTTTGATGTAAATATCACCAACGAATTCGTTTCTATCTACGACTTCTGGTGTGTTATTTGATTCATCACAAACCACACGGAAATCATAAATGCCGCGGCGACCTTGAACATCACGCAAGAACGGTTCTACAAGAGCAACAAACTGCGCTCTGGTGAATTGGTCATTGAACTCAAAGAGAGAGAAGCGAGCTGCACGAGCAAGAGCTTTCTCAAGAACAATAAACAATCTACGAACATTAATACGGTCAAATGCACTTGGTTTAGATAGAAGTGTTTTATCACCAAATAATACTATACCTTCGCCTTGGAAAGTAACAACAGGATTAATACCTTTTACATACAAATCATCACGATTTGTTTTTGTTGGGTTCCATGCGAGTTTAATTGCGTTTTTAATAATACCACGATTGAGACCGCCTGGTGAGAACCATGGGTCACGCTCAAGGTCTGTTCTTGCACATAGACCAGCGATGTCACCATTTAATGGTACCCAGCGATATACATCGTTATATTTGTCGTATTGATATTTCCAATTGGAATCTAATACAGCATATGAAGTGCTTGTTAGTGTATCGCGATAAGCTTTAATATCTGTTACTTCAGATCCAGCGTTGTCAACACAATCTGCTTTTTCTGGAGATACAAACACTAGGCAATCTTTACGACTTTCTGCCATTGAGATAAGACTTGTTACAAGTGTTGCATTAGCAGGACCAGAAACAACTAATGAGATATCAACTGAATCAGCATTATTAAATTGGTCGTATGCAGTAACAACGTTTGCAGTAGAAATTGTACCATCTACACCACCAATGAGTGATATTGTTACATTAGATGACAATCTACTAAAAGATTTATTAGTAGCTGTAGTGCCCCATGTTGATGTTGCATTAGCATATGAAGCTCCAGCATTAGCTGTTGGGTGGCTTAACCAATGAATATATTTTGATTTACTTGTGATAACATTTTTATAATAGTTTGAATTGCCTGAATCATCTTTAGCATCTGAAGCTTTAGATACAAAACCATATTTTTCAAGAACAGTACCTTGAGTACCTGTAATTTGACCGTCTTGGTCAATCACAATAATATGAATTTCATCATTAGCGCCACCAGCGTTTGATGTATATGTTGATGTGCTTGGTGCTGATGTGAATTGTGAAGCATAAGCCCAACCAGTGAATGTGTTTGCATCACAGAGAGATACTTGAAGTGAATTGCCTAAAGCTCCTGCGTAGCGAGCTGCAAATTCACCATATGTGCTTGCGCCGCTTGAGAAATTATCTTCATAAGCGCCGTCATTTTTAATTAATACTGCTGTACCGTTAGATACAGCGTTTCTTGTTGTAGCGATACTAGCTGCACGAACAACTTTAAGGTTGTTTGAATATGC